TGGTCGTTTATATCTTCTTTTGTTGCTTCGCCAAACTTAGGAAGTGAGAAGTGTACTATATCTCCAGCGTTTAATTCTGTTGTTCCAGGTATTGTTATCTCTATCTTTAAATTATTAATGGCAAGAGTTTGTGATACTCTTTTAGGTACAATGTCTTTGTTTTCTGGTAGTTCATAATCATTATGTACTTTACTTGTTTGTGATGTATAGAAGATTGTACCTTCGTTCTTTGTACCAAATGTGTCGCCTTTGTCGTAATTAAAGTATGGCAATATACCATTATCACTTCGTTTGTTTCCGTTGGCGTCTTGTTCTAAATGGTTTTGTTTTTCGTATTCAATATTGTAATCAAAGTCCACTTCGTTAAATGTCTTATTAAACGCATCGTGTGTAATGATCCTTGACGCAAATACACCATTTGCTGTGTTTGATAATGTGTCAAATTGTGATAGTATTTTAAAACTTTCTACTGATTGTAAATCGTATATCTCTTTGTCTTTATCACCAGTCACCATGGCGTTCTTAATCTTTGGTGTATAAAATGCTTTTACATCTCTTGGCGATCCATCTTTTTTACAAAACAAACCTTCAAATGATTTAAAGTTAAAACCCATTGCTGTTTCAAAGAATTGAAATCCACTATTTTCAAAAAAGTTAGCACGAGAGTTCTTTTTTAATAGATTTAAAAATGTCGTAGGTTTTACTCGTGGTGATACAAACTTATGTGTACCTTTTGTTTCTTCAACTAATATGTCTTTTTTTGTTTTTAATTCGTTCTTACATACATCAACAATCATTTGATCTATCTTACCTTCAAATGCTTTTGTAATTCGTGTTTGATGATTTCGTATTGCCTCTAGTGATATAAATTTTAATGTGTATATTTGTGTTCTTGGATTTATACCTTGTCTATTTTTAAGACTGTAGATAAACATTGGGTGACCAGATTTAACAGAGAAGTCAAAGCCTTTTGTTGTTCCTGGTGTTCTAAAGAAAAACTCTATTCTTTCAAATCCTGTAATAGGTAGTTCTTGTATGGCGTTTGTTGCATCTGTCAATGTCATATCACCTGATAGAAAACTACCATCAATACTTTCGTATATATTAAACTCTGTAATAAGATTTCTGATGTCTAATCGTTTAGGTGTACCAGCGCCATCAAATGATCTATAAGATATTAATATAACATCACCGAGCTCAAATGCGCCTGGTCTATCATTGTTTACCATTGTCTAATTCCTTATTAAACTATTAAATTCTTCTATAAATGTTTGTAGATAACTTGGATTCAATAATTTGATTTGTCTTTTTTCATCTTGTAGTCTTTGTTCATATTCTCTATTAGAAACCGATTGTGCGCCTGATACTGTACTATTGACTTCTACCTTATGTGAATAATCATCTGGACCATTGCCTGTTTGTGGTCCACTAGATTGTGTAATTTCATAATGATGTACACCATCTGGATTTGTATATTTGTCTTTTATGTATGTTTCAAAGTCTTGGAAAGATAATGGCCAACCATAATATCTATCTGTGATATTGTTTGTCAATAGAATTACCCAATGAAATTGACTTGATCCAAAATGTTTATATGATGTATCTTCTGGTTTTTCTCCAGAGGGCACATCATAAGTGTCATACAACATTGACTCATTTAATATTTTCTCTCTTACTTTGACACGAGTCATTAGGTCAGTGACTAATTTCTGATTACCGTCACCGTTAATGTCGTAAAAACCTTTATCAAATTTAGAAAAATACATCTATTAAAATCCTTCTGCGATTGTTTCTTTTGTCATTATTTCCATCTCAGTAAATGTCATATCAACTTTTGTTAATACTGGCGCTGCACCTTTGTCGTCACCTTTAAATGTTGTGAATACACCATCTGGTGAATAATCTATATTAAAATCTGTTAATGCACATCTACTAATTTTAGGTATGTACATATTGGCACCATCTCTATACATATAAGTTATTTGAAACTGTGATGGCGCAGATAGATAACCTTGACCAAACTTTTCAGGCATCATATGAAACTTGAACATAGATAATATCTTTTGTACATCTTCTTTTTCTTTTTCGTTCTTTGGCGCAAATTCATATGGAAAACTAAATGTTCTAAATGGTACACTTTTAAATACCAGTTCTGCATTTGGATTGACTGATCTACCTAAACTCTTATCTATTGCAGCACCAAATCCAGGTAATGCAATTTCTATCGCTGCCTTTGTGACATTTTCAAAAAATGTTTTTCCAAGATCACCAGTTGTACTCAATACATTTTTCATATCTAATAAGTTAGTCGCAAGACCAGCGATACCTGTATCTATATTATCATAGGTGACTTTATAATCAAACTTGTTTCCACTTGTAGGAGTATATAATATTATACTATCTGCTAATCTACTATGTGTTTTAATTATAGAATTGATACCAGATTGTTGATTTCTTACCACTTGTTTAGATGATTGAAATCCTTGTGCTTTCAATTTATCAATTCTTTTACTTTGATCTAATTTTCTTTCACCAACAGTACCTAATGATGTAGGATATGCCTTACCATCTTCTTTACCATAATTTGTTTTATTGTTTTCAATTATATCAAATATAATATAGTGACCATCACCTAAATTACTTGTTTCTTGTGGATAATACACACTACCATATGAAAAACTATTATGGACTGGTTCCATATGTGCCACTGGACTTTTTGATAAATCTAATGGTGATTTGTTAGCCAATTTAGCAGCAAGTTTTTTTGGTTGACCAAATCCACTAATGGCATTATTAAAACCACTTATTAGATTACTAGCAACTCTTTGTTTGATTATGTTTGAAACTTTACTTGTAAAACTCATCTAAATATCCTTATGAGTATATTTATAACATTATGAGGAAGTCATATAAAGGTTTATATCGCCCATCTAACCCTAAAAAATATGTTGGCGACCCGTCTAAAATAGTATATCGTTCACTACTAGAGCGTAAGTTTATGCTACATTGTGACCGTAGTCCTGATATAACTAATTGGGCAAGTGAAGAATTATCTATAAGATATTATAATCCAATTGATAAAAAGTATCATTCATACTATCCTGACTTCATTGTAAAAACATCTAAAGGTAAAAAGTTTCTTATTGAAATTAAACCATCTCGTCAATGTAAACCACCAAAAACACCTAAAAAGAAAACTAGAGCATTTATGCGTGATAGTTTTGAGTATATTAAAAATCAAGCGAAATGGACTGCAGCAAAGTCTTATTGTGAAGACAATGGCGCAGAGTTTAAATTGATTACTGAAAAAGATTTAGGTCCTTATTAAGCACTAGCAGTACTATACATCTGATCTAGTATTTTTAAATCAAAATCACGAGCACCATTTAATCCACCTGTTGTAGTAGAATTATTTTGCATATTTGATTTAACAGAATTATCTATTATAGTTGCGTTATTTGTATTTGATTGACTATTGTTTGTATCTAGGAATGGTAATCCTTGTCCAGCAGTTGAAACTGCGCCACTTTGAGCAGCAGATACTGTACCCTTACTATCTGCAGGAACAATCTCTACAGGTTCACTAGCAGGCATAGGTACATTTTCTAATGGTTCTATATCAGGTAAAGGTAATTTATTGTACATACCAATTACACCATTGATTGCATCTATAAAAAAGTTTTGTATTTTATTAAAAATTGTTGTAAAAAAATCAGATATTCTACCTGGTATTGCTTTTACATCTTCAACGAATGCCTCAAATGCCAAACCTAATGCATCAAACTTTTCATCAAAGAAGTCTTTTATTTTCCCAGGTATTTCCATAATTCTATCTTTAAATGCTAATAAACTTTCTTTATTTTCTTCAATCACTTCCATTAGTTTAATCATTCCTGTTATTACCAACCCTATGGCAATCACTATACCTAAAGCAATAGCGATAAAAGGTAGTAATGATGCAATCGCACCCATCATACCAACAATAAAACCTTTAAACAATTTTGGTAGCATTTTTAGAGGTTTTAATAATCCACCAAAAAACATACCCAAATCTTTTACAGCAGTGATAGGTGCCATCAAACCATCCACAAATTGAGCACCAATATCTCGTAATCCATCTGGCACATATTTTTCAACAAAATTACTAGCACGTTCTCTTATCGTATTTTGTGCTTCATCGCTTGTGTCTTCTTCTTTTTTGTTTAGTGTTTGTAATACTCTTGTTCGTTCACGTTCTTTTCTAATGACTTTTTCTTGTGATTCTACGATAGCATCTCGTCTTTTTTTAGTATTACCTTTTTCTTCTTGTACTAATTTTGCGTTGGCAGCTATCTTTTCTTTTTCTAATTGAATTGTATTCTCTATTTGTTTTAATTCTTTTTCTTTTTTTTCAATTTGTTGTTTTGATAATATTACAACTTCACCAAAACTATTGATTTCAGCTTTTACATTACTTTCTCTTAACTCTCTAATCGTTTCTTCTGATTTGTTTATTCTATTTTCTCTTTGACTTACAAACTTAGCAAGTTCTTTGCTGTAATCTTTTATATCACCACCAAAGTTTTGTAATAATTTATCTAACTTTTCTAGTCCTTGTGAAAATCTATTGACTGGCCCAGCCCTTAGGTCTTCTGTTATGTCGGCAACCATTTGTGGTATACTAGGTGTGACTGCTTTAGCAGCGGCAGTAATAGATACACTCGCAGATGCAAATATCATATTCGCAATGTCTTTTACAGAACCCGATATAAGTTCTTTTACTCCTGGTTGTTTTGTATCTACTACTGGTAGTGCCATTATTTTTTACTCTTACTTGTTCCTGTGTATAGGCCAAACCAAGCAGCACCAGCGCCAACTACGATACTAATTAAACCACTTTGTTCCATTGTAGGTGCGCCTAAGTTCATATACCATATAACACATTTGTATAATAAGATTATGTAAACTGTTAAGAATAGTCTTGGAAATATTCTCCAAGCGTCAACAGCTCTAGCCATATGAATTAATTTTGCGTATGGATTGACACCTAAATCTTTTACAGATGTATCAACCTCTAAATCTACTTGTATTTTTTGTTTAGGTTCTGCAACCTTTACTTCTTCACTCATTATTTTTTCATCGCCTCTCTTTTACGTTTTTCGTTTTCTTCTTTAATATAGTTTGTTAATAAAGTAACATATACCTCTTTTTCCCAAGGTATTAGATTATCTAATTCTGTCAATGAATATTTATGATGTTGCATAAGGGCAAAATTATTTTCATAGTAGGCCTCTAGGCTGTTATGGGCGAGGCTTATTGAAAAAAATCTTGTAATCCCTTAAATGTCACTTCACTTTTAACACCAGTCTTTGGATTAGTCACCTCTACGGTGTGTCTCAACTGTGGTGCACTTTCAAAAAACTTTTTAATATCACCAAATGCCTTTTGTGTGATACTCTCTAAAAATTCTTTTAGTTCTTTTAGTGTACTATCTTTCGCAGGATATGTCTTATCGCCCTCATAGATGTGGTCAATACACGAACAGATAACATTAAATGTGCTATCTGTGTCACTCTTGTTTACATCAAAACCAGCCTTGGTTATTCCTAACGATGGATAGTTTAAAACTATACCTAAATTTTTTTTTTCGTCTATCACAATTTTGTTTGTGTGATCGTCTTCTACTTGTACCTGTACCTCTGATAAATCAAGTTCAACATCTGTTGCAGTTTGTTTATCATCTGGACAAATAACTTTAAACTTTGATTTCTCACCAACTGATTTAGCTCTTATTTGTAATAACAAATACTCTACATCAAACATTGGTAATTTTTCTATATCAAGTTCATTAAATGTACATGCTTTTAAAACTTCTTTAGTTGCATTTATTATTTCATTATTGTCTTTTGATTCCATAGCCACTAGTAATATCTTTTCTTCTTTTACTAAAAATGGTCTATACTGCACTTGTGTATCTTGTGAGGCAAGTGTGCATTCATATCTTGGTGTTTCAACTATTGGTAATGCCATTATATCTCCTTATTAATTTTTATATATTTAGTGGAGGTATTTTAAATGGTGGGAAAACTCTTCCACCTGTAATTCTTCCGATTGGTGCTCGTCTTCTCAACTCATTTAATACATCTCTTCCTGCTCTTCTTATCTCTGGTGGAAGCATACTAACTAATCCTCCAAATACACCACCTGCTCTTTTTACAGTTGGTTGTTTAAAATCTGATTCTCCTAATTGTATTCCACCTGTTCTATCAATAAAATAACTTACCCAATATCTAAAATCAAATGTCACTGTAAATGTTTGTACTTCGTTTGATGTGTGAGCAAATGAAACTTCACTAATTGTTTTAGGATAACATTCATATAGTCTTACACCATAAGTCACGTCATCTCTTTCTTGCCTACTAGCAAAACTACCTAAAGCAAATATATCTATTGGCGCAACATAGTCATCATAAAAATTCATATTATGTGTAGTATTACTAAATGCTGCTTTCTGCCATAGCTCAAAAAAAGTTCTCTCTCTCATAAACTTATCTGTATAAAATGTTGCCGTAATAGGTGCAGATGTATAATCATATACAAATTTTCTCACTGGACCATTATGTCTAATTTCTTTTGATACTGCTGATCTCTCTGGCATATCTATTGCACTACAAAATGCCTGTACACGTTTTTTCGTGTTATCATACATCATTGATCTTAATTGTATGTTAGATGAGAAACCT